TGCATTTGTAGCGTTTGCTAATTTGTAGTATTCTTCCAATCTCATAAAGCATTTTCTGCCTTCTGATGGAACGTAGTTTGCATCTAATTGTTTTGCCGCATCAAACAATGAATCAATCATTGCGTTTGCCGCAGTTGAAGCAGTTGCACTTGCAATACCAGTATTTGTTAATACTGTTCCTGAAGCGTAACCTGAGTCACCTACGTTTGCTGATGCTTGAGCCGCTTGACCAATAGTTTGTAAGATATGCTTATCTTTTGTAAAAGCTAATGCTCTTCCAATTTCTTGTGAGTAAGCACTTCTTACGTCCCAATGATTTTTGGCTTCCTCAATGTTTGATAAAAACACTGAAGAGATAAGAAGGTCATTAATTGTAATGACTTTCTCGTTGTGGTTTATGTCTGAGCCAGTTATTTCTGCTCCTGCTGTGTGGTAAGACGCACCAACTCTACCCATTACTGGGAAAGTTGCTGATTTTCCAGAAGCTATGCTTCTTTCCATGTCTGCACCCTGAGTTTTAGAAGCTCTTTCAAATGAAGTTAATACTTCACCTGCGAATACTTTTAGAAACAGAGCGTCTTCTGTACCAGTAGCATTTACTTGTCCGACTGAGACTGGACTTGCGTTTGCCATATTTGTCTCCTTTACTGATTTATGACGTTAGTTTATAAAAGCCTCTTCAATTCAGTTATTTAGTCAAGATTGTCTACCGCAGTAGGTCAAGTTATTTGGCTAAATTGGGTTGGCAGTTGCCACACATAAGTGTTGCACAACTATATTACCTACAATTCCATTTACGTAAAGCTAATGCTTTTCTTGTAGGTCTACCTTTGCTATCTTTCATAGCACCTTTTACTCCACTCATTCTCGCACAGAAGCTCTTTTTTCTGCCTTCTGCTTTAGAACCTTTTTTAGGTGTCCCTGTTACAGGTGCTTTTAGGTTCATTCCTTGAGAATTATAATACCTTCGTCCTGCGGCGTTTAAACCACCTGAAGGATTCTGGTATCTTTTAGCGACCATGACTACCTTTTCTTAGCTGTCTTAGCCGCTCTCTTAAATTGCTTTGCAGTAGGTGCACCTTTGCTTCCTACTTTTCTCATTTTCTCGCCACTACCTGCCGCAATTCTTTTTCTTTTAGCATGTATGTTAGCGTATAATCCACGTTTTGCCATGATTATTTCTTCTTCTTAGCTTTCATTATTTTCTTTTGTAAAGCCATAGGCAGTCTTTTTTGTCCACCTTTTAACGCTTTACCTTTGCTTTTCATTTTTGATTTACCATAATGACTAGGCATATTTATTTCTCCTTTTTAGGTTTATTTGTTTCTTCTACTATGGGTACTTTTTTTGCAATTATATCTAATTCAGATATTGCATGTTTTGCATGAACAAGTTTATCAAATCTTGATTTTAAGACTTTTATAAAATCATCATGGTCTGCAACACCAACACTTTTTTGTAAGAAAGTATCAATAACTGCTGTGTGTTCCGCAACCTCTGCTTCATATAATTTTTTTAATGCTGATAACCACATACTATATTTCTGAGTTAGCTATCTTAGCTTTCACCGCCGCTTGATAAGCAGGGTCTTTAGCATATCTAGGGTCAGCCATAGCTTCTGTTACTTGAGCCCAAGAATCATATCCTTGTTCTGCAACAGGAGTAGCTTTACCTTGTACAAGATTAGGCTCAGTACCGTTTGCCGCTTGATATTTTGCTTGTAAACTATTCACAGCTAGTTTTACTGTTTCCATATCAGGACTGTTTACTGCTTGATTGTACGCTTTCTTCTCAGCATCAGTCATATTTTTTGAAGCCCATTGTGCCATCTCATTGTATGACTCTTCACCACCTACCATACTTTTTACAGTATTAGTTTGTTGGTCACCAATAGCTTTTTGTCCTGCAATAAATTGGTCAACGTATTCTTTTGGAATACCTGACTGTTCTAGTGCTTTATAAGACTCTTCACCTAATTGACCTTTTTCTGCATATTCTTGTGACAAAGCATTAAAATCTAGTCCTGCTTGTTCAACAGCATTTTCAGCTATCTCTAAACTATTATCTTGTTTAGGTGTTTCACTCTTTAACTCTGCTTTATTAACAGGGTCAACTTCTTCTTGTTTAGGAGCTTGTTCACCAAGTTTCTTTTCTAGCTCAGAATAACTTTTAGCCAATTCTTCTACTGACTTAAATTTTTCTGGTAAGCCTTCTATACTTTGTGTGGACTGTTTCTCCTCTACTGGCTTTTCGCTAGTAGTTTCTTCTGTTTTTATTTCAACTGTGTCTACCATTTAGTTTTCCTTTATTGTGCTTTAGATAAATTATTTGCAACTGGTGCTACAGCTTTCTCAGCCATATTCATCATTTGCTCGTTTTGCATTTGCTCTTCTTGAGCCGCTTGTTCCTGTGCTAATTGTTCTTGTGATTTAATTAATCCATCTGTATCAATACCTAAACCAGTAGCAATACGTTTGATTAAATCATCAGGGTTTAATGATTGAACAACCGCAGGATTTATTTGAGCTAAGTTACCTATCTCAGCTACAAATTCTCTTAATTTTTGTAAATCATTTCCTCTACCTAGAGCTTCAATACCTGTAATAATTGTAGGATTTACTGAGCCTTTTGGTAAAGAAGGTATTTCATTTGCTTGTTCCATTCTTTTCATTAGTATAGATACTAACGGAAGTTGAAACTCTTGTGATAATAAAGAATACACACCACCCATAGCAGTTTCTAATTGTTCTGCCATGTATCTAATCTCTTGTGCTGTAACTCTTTCAGCTTGTCTTTGTATAGCTGTGTGTAATAAGAAAGCAAATGATAATCTTTCTTCTAATTTTTGTATACTTCTTTCTACAACTTGTAAGTCATATTGTTTTTGTGCTTGTAAGACAGTTACATCTTCAGCACTACCAGTAATAATGTCACCATTTCTACTTAATGATAAATCTTTTTTTCTTGTTACTGCATTAGGTCTTACTAAAAATACTACTTTACTAGAAGCCGCCGCAGATTCTACTAATGCTTGAGACAATCCTTCTAAACTTTTAAGGTCTCCTAAAAACTCTTCAACATAGCCTCTGCCATAATCTTCATTATCAACTCTAATCATTCTTAGAGCTTGATATGGTAGTCTGTCTTTTTTAAATTTACCTACACTAGATGGTATTTTAACACCATTAGCTTCTTGACAAACATAGAACTCATCATTTGGTAATTTATAAACGTGTGTATATAATTCTACTTCTTCATCTTTTTTATAATTAGGGTCAGTCATTATTTGTGCGGCAACATCTTTATCTAATGCCATCACACTCATTTTTTCTTGAACAATAATTTCACATACATTACCTGAACTATCTCTTTGACATACATATTGAGTTAATGGAAATACTCTCATGCTACCTTTTTTAGGTAAATAAGTAAGTACATTACCTGCAACAATTAAATGTTTTAATGCTTCAAATACAGATACTCTTAATGCTAATTGTTCTATTTTATTAGTTACTTCTCTTTCAATAGTAGCTAAAGATTTTTCTACTTCTGACTTTAATTCTGCTCTTTGTTGTAAATCTTCTTTTGCTTTACCTGCAATAGATAATCTAAAAAAAGGTGAGTTTGGGGGAAGTAATAATAGTAATAATTTAGAAGCTAAATTGTTGACACCCCTAGCTCCTACTGATTGAAAGGGGTTATATAAATCTGAAGATTGTGTAAAACCTTCAGGTTGGATTAGAGACGGAATAGTAATTTCAGAACACTCTTCTGCTCTATCTAAAAAATGTTCTCTATGTTGTTTTAATTTTGAATAACGCTGTCTTGCTGTTCCTTGTGTAAAATTGTTATCCATGTATTCCATTTATTAAGAAATATTTAAGCCAGAACCAGTTGCTACGTTTACACCTGAAGTAGTTTGTAATGAGCTTGTTCCTGATTTTTTAACTTTTTTCTTTTTCTTTGCAACATCTTGCTCGTCTGCTGTTACCAACTGTGGTGATAATTCTTCACCTACTGTCTGTGATGTATTCACAGGCATTGGTGGAGCAGGTTGTGGAGCAGGTACTTTTGGTCTGCTAGTGCACATATTTATTTCTCCGTTCTCTCTTTTAAGTTATTGATAAATTTTACAACATCACGCTGTCCTGCTTTAAAGTAGATAGTTTTAGTATCATCTTTTAACTCAGGAGATTTTTCAGGAAACACTTTATTAAGTAATTTCACTAAATCATCTACGTTTGTGGGTAATGTTAAGTCTTCCATTCGTCTAAAAAGGGAACTTTACTTCCACAAGTCTCCTGTTACTGTACCTTTATTGTACTCTGTTGCTCTGTTTTCAAAGAAATTAGCGTGTTCTACACCATTTAATACCCAATCTAACCACCCTAAAGGGTTATGTTTTACACCATAATTAGGTTTTAATGATAGTTGTAGTAGTCTTCTGTCTGCTATATATCTAATATATTGTTTAACTTCTTCAGGATTTAATCCTCTTATACCACCCATGCTAAATGCTAAATCAATAAACTTATCTTCTAAATCTACCATATCTCTAGCTGTTTGGTATATACTCTTCTTAAATTTTTCTGTCCAAATATTAGGGTTTTCTTTTATTAACGCATGAAATAATTTAATCATGCTTTCAACATGGTGAGTCTCATCTCTAATACTCCATGTTACTATCTGACACATACCCTTCATTCTTCCATATCTTTGAAAATTAAGTAACATTACAAATGAAGCAAACAACTGTAAGCCTTCACCAAATGCAGAAAAACAAGCTATCTCTCTAGCTAATGCTTCTAGTCCTTTACCTTTACTTTCAAATAAATAATTATGTTTGTCTGACATTTCTTTGTATTCTTGAAATGCTTTGTATTCTTTATCAGGTAAACCTATAGTATCATTAAGTAATGAGTAACTATGTGCATGATTAGCTTCACTTGTAGCAAATGAAGACAACATCATTCTTATTTCTGGTGGTTTAAAGTTAGGTATGTATTTATCTAAGTACGCTTGAGCTATATCTACATCACCTTGTGTAAAGAATTTAAGTATCTGTGATATTAGATTTTTTTCTTCTGCTGTAAGTCTTTCGTTCCAGTCTCTTACATCTTCATGCAATGGTACTTCACTAGGTAGCCAGTGCATTTTTTGTTGCATGTCATAGGCTTCAAAAGCCCACTCATAATCAAATGGTTTGTAGTGTATACGTTCCTTAAATAAACTCATAGTTTGTTTTTTAACTCCTTTAAATATTCCTCATCTTCTACCGCTTGTTCGTTTTCGTATACTGGTGTATCTGGTTTAGGAGCATCTTCAAACAATTCAAGATGTGGGTCTTTCTCCTTTTTCTTTTTCTTCTTACCAAATATAGCGTTCCAGTTTTCTCTAAATTTATCTGATGGTATGTGAACACCATCTCTTATTTTATAATCTTTAAAGCCCATAAAATAATTCCACTCCTTCTATTATTATTATTGCTAATAATTCTAGTGCTAAGATTGTATGATAGACAGTCCACAAAACTGTTTGTTTTTGTTGTTTCTTTTTACAATAACAACGCTTACGTTTTGGTTTGTCCATGTGGTCAAATATACTACTATCTGTCATTATCCCTCACACGATAAACAATCAGATTCAGGTATGATTGTTCTTTCTATTTTTTTAGACACTAACTCTGCACGTTTAATAGCTTCTGAACGACAGTAGTATAGTGTTTTTAGTTTACGTTTCCAAGCTAACATGTGTATATCATGTAACTCTTTAACATTTACATCAGCAGGTACAAACACATTTATAGATTGTCCTTGACAAATATATTGTTGTCTATCTGCCGCATGTTCTATTACCCATTGTTGGTTAATCTCAATCGCAGTCTTGAAAGTATCTTTCTCATAGTCCGATAACTCTTTAAGGTGTAATACCGAGCCACGATTTGCAAGTATTGAAGTCCAAGTCTCATCATTATTAATTCCTTTCTTCTCTAATAATTTTTCTAAATATTTATTCTTTACTAAGAATGAACCTGACATTGTTTTCTGCACATAGGCGTTTGCTCTGTATGGTTCTACTGAAGGTGATGTAGTACCACAGATAATAGAAGACGAAGCATTAGGTGCAATAGCTAACAAGTGTGCGTTACGCATACCAGTACCTTCCATGTCTGGTGCTTCACCTCTTTTAATTGCAAGTCTTTTAGAC